TTTGATTTTTTAACATAGTACCTAGTTCTGCTGTATTATGCTCTCCTAATCTACTCAATGCTATAACTGTTTTAGCTATATCTACACCCCGATTTAAGTCTGCACCTAAATAAAAACGAGCATTTGGATCCCCAGAAAATTGTTGTACAAATTTGTTAGCATTGTCAGGACTATCTGTTATATCTTTAGCAACCTCTGACAATGAAGAATTAAATAAATTACCATCTGTTTCTCCTTGTATTGCACTTGATAAATTTTGTTCAAAACTAGCTTCTGAACCCATTTTGTTAAAACCTGTTATTTTTGCAGTTAAAGCATCATTAATAATATTTTGTCCTGCTGTGCTTAATTCACCAACAGAATCAACCAAAGTTTTATTATCTAACATTACAGTATTGCCATCTTTATCTGTTATAGGCACTTGTGCATAAACACCATCTAATAAATATTTTATGTTTTCTGCATTAGTTTGTAGTCTTGCAATACCTACAGATGTTTCATCAACCATATCTACAGGATCTAAATATTTACTCATAGCTTTAGTAAATGCACTTAAATCTTGATATGATTGTTTTACAACCTTACCTTCTATTCGTGCTGTTTCTGATAACGGAGAATACAAATCTACAATTTGATTTATTTCTGCTATTTCTCCTTCTATTGACAAACCTGTTGTTACTTTAGATTGAATTGTGTTTTGTATTCTTTTTAAATCTTCTGTGTAAGATAAATCATTTTGAGCATCTGTTTGTCTGTTAAGAGCATATTGTACATCTTTTTCACCACCTACAGTTAATCTGTTAATAGTAGGTAGTATAAGATTAAATAATTCATCACCGGTTTCTTTTCTTATTTGATCAGATATAACATCTACAAATGGTTTAATTTCATCTGATGAACCTTGGTTAGCTAGAATAGATGCTTTTTTTTCATCTATTAATTGTGCTAAATCAGTTTGTATTTCATTTTTTACACGAAACACATACAGTTCATTTTGTTTTTCTTGTTTTTCTGGATTCCACCATATATTAAGTGGTTTAGGAATATTAAATTTTGTGGTAGTTACTTCTTTTCCATTTTTGTCATATGACACAATTTTGTCAGTAGTTATCTTAAATTCTTTATTATAGTTGTCTGCATATACATCATCTACTGCTAACTGCAAATCTTTAAAACCTTGACTGAGTTGTTGTGTTGCCTCTGCCCAAGCATCAGCAGTTAGACCTGCCTGTCTTGCCGCTTCTTTTGCACCTTTTGGCTCAACAACACCAAGTGTGTTTACTAAATTAGTTGTTAATCTTTCTCTTCGTACTGCCATATTATTATTTAAGTAAAGAAATTACCCTTTGCACCTTGTGCCGCTCTTACTAAATCACCACCTGCACTTGCAAGATTACCATACATTCCATACCTTGCCGCCGTTTGTCTTGCTTGAAAACCAGATGCTGAAGCCTGTGCCGCCATACTTGTTTGCTGTGCCGCCCTTTGTGAAGAAACTACATCTGCAAGTCCGTTAACTTGTAATCTGCGAATATCTTGTTTTACTGTTTTTTTACTAGCTTTAAAAAAAGCACCAAAACTTGGTGAGTCTAAATCTATATTACCTGCCGCTAAAGCAACTTTATTAGATTTCATATTTCTAAGATAATCTCGTTTTCTGTCATTAATTTTTTGTTGCATAGCTAACATAGCTTGTTTTGCATTTTCTTCTTCTTGGCGTCTTTGCATTTCATAAGCCATCTGCTCATAGTTTTGTTGTTGTCTTAAATTCTTTTGTTGTTGAAAATATCCAACTACACTAAACGCTGTACTAATTGCACTAAAGACTGCTCCAACTGCATTACACATTAAAACATTACCTCTGTTGTTATTGCTAAAATTCTAAATGGTACAGGTACAGTTTGTGTAATTTGTACATTTGGCGTTTGTGTATAGCCAAGTGTATGTACATCTTTTTTTCCTGTATATCCTACCATTTGTAATCCATTATCATTAAGTAATAAGTCATTTCCATTGATTTGTAAATTATATGTTTTAGATAATTCTAACACAGTTTTACCTATTTTTCTTGGATATCCATATGTTGAGCCTAGTCCTCTTATTGCTGTAGCAGAATCAACGGGCAATGTTTCTATATCTACTGTGTAATTTAATCCTATATCACAAGCAGATGCAGGTAATTGAAAATTTGCTACTCCATTAGTATCTACTGTTGCTGAACCATAATATCTTATATCGTCATCTTCTGAAGAACCTGATGTTGCGTGAACTATTTTTCCTCGTAAATCTGGATCTGCATTAAGTCCGGTAAATACTCTACTTGTTGTAAATTCAACAACAGCATTATCTGAAGCAGAAACATTAACATCTACAATAATAATATATTCTCCTGATGTACCTGTACTATTAACACTTTGTATTGTACACGCTATAGAATTTACTGTAAATTTTTCTCCTGTTGTTGGAGCGTTTGTAAAACCATCAACTACTAATTGTTTTGTAGTTGTTACTGCACCATTTATTTTTGGTGCTCCGTGTGGTTGATATGAACCAGAAAGAACTTTTGTTATTGAGCAATCAGTAGGTATAGCAAATTGTGAATTAGATACTTGTTCTAAATAATATTTTGTAGCACCATTAACTGTTCGTTTCGTTACAATATATAAAAAGTTAGTTAAACCTGTAGCAGAAATGTATGTTCCATCTGTTTCCCATATTGTCCATCCTGCTAATTTTTCTTGTCGTTGTGCTGAAAATACAGCAAGTGTGCCATCTCCATTTATAAACATCATAAACTGTTCTGTTCTTTTACCACTAGCTTTAAGTATTGCAGAGTCTTGTGGATTATTAATAGCGTGTGGAGAAATAAATGTTAAAACTGTTGGTACATAATCTTCTGTTGCTGTATTGTAAAAAAACTCTCTTACTGTTTTACCATTTGGTTGTACAAAAATTGCCGCACCATCAAATAATCTTGGCATACATACTTGCGTACAACCTAAATTAGATTGTCGTTCTATTCGTAAATCAGTAGGCGTTAGTGGTTTTCCAACTTGTGGTTTTAAATAAAATTCACCTGTAGCTGTAAATATTTCTAAATGTTTACCGGCTACAATATGTCTTATTTCATTAATTTGATCGGATGAAATAGATATTTGAATACTATCTGTATCTTCTGCTTCACCTACATCAAAGTTAAAAAATTCAGAAGTTTTACTACCTGCTATAAAATCTGCTATTGCTCCACCTGCAAAAAACAATCTTTGTTGATGAAACTTGCAGGTATTTGGATAACCATTGTATGCACTATAAACTTGTTCATCCCATTGTCTTGTCGGTGGGTGTCCAATAATTCTCATATTTGTACCCCCACCATCTGCTGAATCTCCTCCTGTATCAGAACTACTTGCTGTATAAGTATATCTATCGTCATCTAATACAGTAATAGTAAATGTGCCATTCAAATTACCTGCCGCTAATCCATTACCATCTTCATTTAATATAGACTCTGCACCTTCTACAGTAATACTTGCACCCGTTGCAAAGCCGTGTGCAGGATGCAATACTGTAACTGTACCACTACCTTCTTCACTTTTTAAAGGATCATCATCTAATTCTATTCTTACATTTTTTTTTAATGTTCCTGTTGCCGTAGTAGCATTTGTATATGCTGTTATTTCTATTTCAGATCCGTGATACCTTATCCGTGTTCCTACCATACCGGACTCAAAATAGTCAGCACTTGTTGTTAATGTTACACCTGTTCCTGCAGTTGCGGTACTTATATCTAAAGTAATTTCATCATCTGCAAATTTAAAATATGGTTGATATACTTCATCATTATTTGTACTTGTTTTAAACGCAAATGCTGACAGAGTAAATGTAGTTGCACTTGTTCTTTTAATAATTTGAGGCACAAATGTTTTGTGTGTAACAATCATAGTATCAGCTTGTTGTGTAAATGTAAGTTCGTACAATATACTTGTTGTCCAAGAACAACCTGTAAAACTTTGTAACAATGTACCATTTGAAGAAAAGATTTTAAGTTTTGTATTTTGAAAAGCTATTAAATATTCTTGATTTTCACTAAATATAAAATGTTCTAACCTAGTTTCTTCACCAAGATCGTATCTAAATACTGTACCCTGCCTTCTTTCTACAGGGCCTTGGTTTAAACAAAAAACATTTCTAGCTTTTTTTAATGATTGTTGATAAGCATCAATATCTGTACGGGTAATAAATGTTTCATCTACTTCACCTCGAGTAAAACTATTTTGATGAGTTCTTTGTATAGCCATAAAACATTCTAACTCTCTGGTACAACTGCTGTTATACCACTAGCGGTTGCTCTATTACGTACTTCTATTAATAAACTTGTATTTAACTTTCTGCTAGTTTGTGTTTGTGATTCCATACTACGAGCAACAACTAATTGCTGTCTTGCTCTTTTTTCATATAATAAAGATAATTGATCATTTCTAGCTATAGCACCTGCAAATAAACTTGCTAATTCAAAAACTAATGCTTGTGTAAAATAATCTGGAAATTCTGATTCGTGTGGTTGATATGTATAATGACATACTACTGTGTCATTAGTACCTGTATTTGTAAACAATTCTTCACCATATCTATCATATTTAATTACATTATCAGATACTGTTACTGTATGTATCAAAATAACATCATTAGGTATTTGATATGCTGAATCCCATTTATCTAAAGGATCTGTTGCAAGTTTTGTAAGTTGTGCTTGTTTTGAGGCAAATCTCCATCTTGCTTTAGTAAGCATTGCTCTTAATGTTGTTTCATATAATTGATTAGCTACTTTACTTTCAACTGTATTGTCAGTAAATGATGCTATTAAATTTGCACCTATTAAGACTAATCCCTGATTACATATATCTATTTTACTTGTCATAATTTAAATATCGGGGGAGTTTCCTCCCCCAATACCTTATGTACCATTAATACAAGTAACTGTAGCCGCCGCTGTTGCACTTGATACAACAAGGACATCTACTGTTCTTGTGCCACCTGTAGACCCAACAGCAATGATTACATCATTCTGTTTAAGCTGATTGGTAGCATTGTTAAAATATCCAGATCCTGCAATAGTACCTACAGCATCTGCAGAGTTGTAGAGATAAACATTCTGATCTCCACCACCTGCAATCTTTTTTAAGTTTGCTTGAGTAAAAGCCATTAGTTTTCTCCTATTCTGTTATTTGACATTCTATAGCACCATCATTGTCAATCATCACAGCACCCATAGACATATATGAAGTGATTAGATTACTGACCTTTTCAGGAATATAGTTTACTTCAGTTCTGATATCAGCACCCATAGCAAGACCAACTGATGATCTATGCCACGCATGACAATCTCTTGTAGTACCAGAAAGTGATAATCCAGAGAATGAGAACCATAAAAATCCTAACCATCTCTTAGCCGTCATACCACCTGCATATGGTAATTCTTTTTCACCAATATACTCTGCTCTTGAAAACTGATCTATTTGTAATAAATCAGCCCAACCTGCAGAAGATACAACAAAGTATCTCTGACCATCATCAGGCACATCTGCTTCACCAAATGCTTCGTAAACTGTAAGGGCTTTAGCAAGTGTTAATGCCGCAGACCCGTGTGCTACGTTGTTACTATTAGACCCTGCATCAAGTACATCAACAATAAGTTGATCTGTTTTTCTACCTAATGCCGCCGCCGCTGATTGAGAAAGCACTTGTCTTTCATCAATGTTAGTTTTCAACTCATCTAATCTATCAACATAATCTGCCGCATAGTAATCAGATAGAGTTACGTCAACTGTATTGTGCGTGATTTCCATAGTTGGAACATTAGCGTGTCTTGACTTTTCAGTCGCAGACCCTTTGCCCACTTTCTGGAATCTCGCTTGGTTGCCTTTTACATTATTAAGCTGTCTTACTGTATTTCTCAGTTTAGAACCCATACGTTGGTATGCCATATGTACTTCAGATTCAAACTGCTTAATAAAGGCAGTAGTAATGGAAGTTGCCATTCCTATCTCCTAGTTAGTTAATATTACAGTTTATGAATTGTCCGTAGAATTCTGATTAAGGGTTCTCCAACGTGGGCCACACACATCATCTATGGGTTCACCATTAAAACCTTTCGGTTCTA